AGACCTAATTTCGTAAGATACACTTACCGTGAAGAAATGGTAATGGATGCGGTTGAAAACTGTCTAAGAGCTATTGGTAATTATAATATCGAAACAGCTACAAGAACAGGTAAACCAAATGCATTCTCATACTTTACGCAAATCTGTTACTTTGCTTTTATTAGGAGAATCACTAAAGAAAAAAGACAACAAGATATTAAGTTTAAGTTTATTGAGAAGATGGGTATTGAAGACTTTACTCAAATGGGTATGGACGACGCAGGAGCTCAAGAGACTATGGCTTATGTAGATACTTTAAGACAAAGAATTAGTCAAGTCAGAACAAAGGACGAAGCTATTAAAGAGTTTAAAAAGGTAGAGAAAGAAAAAGAAAAACTAGAGTTGTTCATGTAATGAAAGTAGCAATATTAAATGATACCCATTGTGGTACAAGAAATTCATCTGACATATTTTTAGAATACCAAGGTAGATTCTATACAGAAGTATTCTTTCCATATTGTCAAGAACATGGTATTAAAAATGTATTACACTTAGGTGATTACTATGAGCATCGTAAGTTTGTAAACTTTAAAGCATTAAATACGAATCGAAAACATTTCCTAGAACCTCTAAAACAACTTGGTATGACTATGGATATTATTCCTGGTAACCATGATGTATATTATAAAAATACAAATGAGCTTTGTTCATTAAAAGAGTTATTAGGTTACTTTACTTCCAATGTTAACATCTGCATGAAGCCAACAGTATTAGATTACGATGGTCTTAAGGTAGCTGTTATTCCATGGATTAATAATAGTAACTATAAAGAGTATACGGAATGGGCTCAACAATGTGAAGCATCTATTCTTGGAGCTCACCTAGAGTTAAAAGGATTTGATATGATGGCTGGAATACCTAACCCACATGGAATGAATGCTGATATATTCTCAAGGTTTGAGTCTGTATTGAGTGGACACTTTCATACGAAGTCAAGTAGAGATAATGTACACTATCTTGGTGCTCAATTTGAAATGACATGGGCAGATGTAGATGACCCTAAGTATTTTCATGTATTAGATACAGAGACAAGAGAAGTAGAAGCGGTAAGAAACCCAATAACGATATTTAAGAAAGTAATATACGATGATACAAAAGTAGATTATGATAAAGTTGATATGAAACAATTTGAAAAGAAATTCATAAAACTAATCGTTATAAATAAAAATGATCTGTATATGTTTGACAAGTTTGTCGACAGATTACAAGGTACTGATACTTATGAACTCAAAATAGCAGAGTCCTTTGAAGAGTATTTAGGAGACAGCGTCGATGACGAGAAGGTTTCCTTAGAAGATACTACGGAGCTACTAGATTCATATGTTGAAGCTGTTGATACGGATTTGGATAAAGAGCATTTAAAGTTAGAGTTAAGAAAGCTCTATACTGAAGCTCAAAACCTAGAGGTAGTATAATGGAAATAATGATAGTATGCTCAGCATTAGTCGTTCCAACGATTATACTAAGTTATGTTATGGTGAAATATTGGAAGCTATAATATTAATACCAATCCTTTGGGTAGTAATGATAACACTATACTTGTTCTTGACTAAAAATATATCAGGAACTAAAGGTATAGAGAAAGAACAATATTATGGAAGAAAAACTGGTACTAAGTATACAGCAAAAGAAACTAGGAAAGACTATATAGTATGATACATTTTAAATCATGTGAATGGCAAAACTTTTTGTCAACAGGAAATGATCCTATCAAGATATTATTAGATAGGTCACCAACAACATTAATCGTAGGTCAGAATGGTGCAGGTAAATCAACATTACTTGATGCATTATCATTTGGTCTATTCGGAAGAGCACATAGAGATATTAATAAAGCTCAGCTTGTTAACTCTATTAATCAGAAAGGTTCTGTAGTAACTGTTGAGTTTACCACAGGTGGATCAGAGTTTAAAATTGTGAGAGCAATTAAACCTAATCGTTTTGAAATATGGCAAAACGGTAATATGATTAACCAAGCATCTAATGTAAGGGATTACCAACAGTTCTTAGAACAAAATATATTAAAGCTTAATCATAAATCGTTTCATCAGGTAGTTGTACTCGGTAGTAGTTCCTTCATACCGTTTATGCAACTCCCTGCTTGGTCGCGTAGAGCTGTCATAGAAGACTTATTAGATATTAATATATTTAGTAAGATGAATATGTTATTAAAGGAACGAAACTCTAAGATTCGCGAAGAGTTAACTGATATAAACCATCAGATTGATATAATTAAAACCAAGATAGATTCACAAAGTAAGTACATAAAGAATCTACAATCATTAAACAAAGATCAAATCGAAGGTAAGCAATCTTCTATTGAAGTACATAAGTTAGAGATAAAGAAACTCTTTGAAGAAAGCAAAGACTTATCTAAAAATCTTACAGCTTCTATTTCATCTGAAGAAAAGCAGTCACAACATTTATTAAAGAAAGTATCAGAAATGAATTCCTTTGATATGCAATTTAATAATAAGATACATGATATGGTTGAGGAAAGTAGATTCTATGAAGAGAATGATAACTGTCCAACATGTGATCAAGAGATTACTGAAGAGCTCAAAACTCAAAAGATTAAATCTGTAAAGAGTAAAGCAAAAGAAATACAAACTGCTAAAGACGAATTACAGCAAAAGATTAATGAAGTAAAAGTAGTACAACAAGAGGTATCACAGAACCTTAATACACTTAGACAGAAACAACAAAAGATTAATTCTAATAATGATTCTATTACTTTGTTACAAAAAGAAGTCGATAAAGTACAAAAAGAGATAAATACATTACAAGGTCAGACCGGTGATGTGTCTAAGGCTCAAACCGAATTAAGAACTTTTAGAAAGAAAAACGAACAACACATTGAGAAGAAACTTGAGTATGTAGAAGAGCGAACTTATAACGAGGTTATAGGGGAAATGCTTAAAGATACTGGTATCAAGACGAAAGTAATTAAACAATATTTACCAGTAATGAATCGTCTTATTAACCAGTATCTGCAAGTATTAGACTTTTTTGTTTCGTTCCACTTAGATGAAAACTTTAATGAGACCATAAGGTCCAGACATAGAGATAGTTTTAACTATGCATCGTTTTCTGAAGGTGAGAAACAAAGGATTGACTTATCGCTTCTATTTACATGGAGACAAATCGCAAAGATGAAGAACTCCGCCTCAACCAATCTATTGGTACTTGATGAAACATTTGACTCTAGTCTTGACATGGACGGAGTTGATAATCTCATGAAGATACTTGATACATTGGACGAAGGTAGTAATACATTTATCATATCGCATAAAGGTGATGTATTAGAGAACAAGTTTAGAAGTAAGATTGAGTTCTTTAAAGAAAAGAACTTCTCAAAGATTCGATAGTATGGGGCTGTAGCTCAGTTGGGAGAGCGACTGCCTTGCACGCAGTAGGTCGTAGGTTCGAACCCTATCAGCTCCACCATACATGACCAAATATGTGAAAAAAGTCACACTTTTTTCATTTTAGCTATTTACATTATCCCTCGACTGTGGTACAATAGCTATATAAATTGGAGAAAGGAGTTAATTTATGCAAAAAGGTATCTTACCAAAACTATTAGCGAAAGAGAATATTACTATACAACATGGTAATTATCACACCGCATGGTTTGACATTAAAAATAGAGTATTAGGTTTACCCAACTGGAAAGACATGGGTAAAGATGTTTATGATTTATTAATTGGTCACGAGGTAGGTCATGCTTTGGAAACTCCTTATGAAGGTTGGCATGATAGCCCAGAACAATTAGAAGGTTGTCCTAGATCATATATTAATGTTATTGAAGATGCTAGGATTGAGCGTAAAGTAAAGTCAAGATATCCTGGTCTTGTTAACTCATTCAGTAAAGGTTATAGAAAACTATTTGATGATGAGTTCTTCGGTGATCTATCTGATATCGATTGGAATCAAACAAAACTTATTGATAAAATTAATCTTAAAGCAAAGATTGGTAACCTTATTGAAGTTCCTTTTAATAGTGAAGAGCAAGTCTTTATGGATAGAGCTATGACAACAGATTCATTTGATGAAGTAGTTCAATTATGTAGAGATGTTCTTGCATATACTAAAGAGAACCAAGAAGAGCTAATGAAGCCACCAGCAACTAAAGCCAATGAAGATGGACAAGATGATCAAGGTGAAGATCAAACTCCACCTATGGGTCATGATGATATGGAGAGCAATGATGAAGAACAAGAAGAGCAACAGCAACCCCAGGCTCCTTCAGCTAATAGTGAGGAAGAAGAAGAGCAATCGCTTGAAGGCGAAAAGCCAGCTGAGAGAGGTTACGGAGGAGATGAAGATGTCTCTACTACCGATGAAAATTTTCGAAGAGCTGAAGAGAAACTTTTAGATAGACCAAAGGAAGGCGAAAAGGAAGTCATGGTCTGTAACGAATTCAATAAAGATATTAGAAAGAAAGTTGTATTCGATTATAATACAATTGCTAAACATAGAGTTGAAAGGACTGCTAATTTTATTGATTATGCAAAGGCAATGGAAGGCGAATATGGACATATGTCTTTAGAGAGATTTGCTCAAGCAGAGATAGAATTCCCAGGATACATTAAAGATGTTAAGAAAAGTGTTAACTATGCTGTTAAAGAATTTGAAATGAGAAAAGCTGCGTATAGATATACACGAGCTCAGACAGCTAGGACTGGTTCTGTTGATGTAAACAAACTATGGTCATACAGAACTAATGATGATATCTTTTCAAGAGTTACTCAATTAGCTGATGCTAAAAACCATGGTATGTTTATGTTAATTGACTTTTCAGGGTCAATGTCAGGTACTATGCATAAAGTAATTGATCAACTTATCCATACAATTATGTTTTGTAAAGCTGTTAATATACCATTCGATGTATATGGATTTACTACAACAAACTATGATATCAAATCATGGGAACAAAGAGATGCTGAATTACACCATGAGAATCTTGCACTGGTACAACAAATACACAGTGGTCTTAAAAAGAAAGATTTCGAAGAAGCTCTAAGGTTCTTACACACAAGAATGATTATGGAAGAAAGATGGGGCGGAGCTAGAGTTTATGAGTATGGTTCTAAGTTTGAGGACTGGGGTTCTACACCACTTAATAGTTCTCTCGTTGTGTGTACTAGATTAATTAAAAAGTTTAGAGCAAAGCATAACATTGAGAATATGAACTTAGTTGTTATGTCTGATGGTGATACTAATGGAATGAATATCCATAGAGACGAGAAACTAGATGACAAAAGAATGACACAAAGTAAATACTCTTGGGATAAAACATTCGTCATCAATGTTGATGGTAAAAAGGTTAAAGCAAAAGGTCTAAGACTCGATGCTACTAAAGCATTACTTGAAAACCTACAAAAGAATTACGGAGTTACTACTCTAGGGTTTTTCCTTGCTCAAGACCAATGGGACTATAAAAGAAAGCTAGGTGATGTAGCAACTGAAATAGGTCTACAAGATTGGGACGAAGAGCAAGACTTTAAAAAGAGTGCTCAAAAAATGATGACAAAACAAAAGGTTTGTACATTTGATAATGTATTAGGATATAGTCAATTCTATATACTAAAGGCAAAGCAAATGGATATCGAAACCGAAGAGTTTGAAGTTGAGGAAGATGCCACTAAAGGTAAACTAACTCAAGCGTTCAAAAAACATAGTAAGTCTAAGAAACTTAACAAATCTTTACTTACTAATTTTGGGAAAGCAGTTGCAATGTAACAATTGTGTAACATTTACACATTGGCTATTTACATTGGCTATCAACTGTGGTATAATGGTTGTATATATTAATGAAAAGGAGTGAATATATTATGAATAATTTGAAAATATCAACACAGAAGATTCTTACTGAATTGGCTACAAGGTACCCAGACAGTAATGAATTTAGAAAGTCAACAATCGTTGACATAGCTAAAGAACATGGCTATACAGGAAAGGACTTTTATTGTTTGCTTACAGCGGAGAATAGAGTTAAAGTAGGTACATACGATTTATCGTCTGTCATAATTCCTATTAGGGAAAACCTTCAACCTGTTAGTTCAAACACAATGCCAAACAAAGCTATGGCAATGCAATCTATAGTAAATGATGAGAAAACATTTGCTCAAAAGGATTCTACATTCGTACCATGGGGATCATACCACGATGTAGTTAAAATACTTAAATCAGAAATGTTCTATCCTACTTACATATCTGGGTTATCAGGTAATGGTAAAACATTCATGGTAGAACAAGCGTGTGCTAAACTAGGAAGGGAGTTTATACGTGTACAAATCAATCCAGAAACTGATGAAGACGATTTGCTCGGTGGGTTCAGACTTATCGATGGAGAGACTGTCTTCTCTAAAGGTCCAGTTCTTAAAGCGATGGAGAACGGTGCAGTCTTATTACTTGACGAAATCGATAGAGCTACAAATAAAATTATGTGTCTTCAAGGTATACTTGAAGGTAAACCTGTTGTTGTTAAAAAGACAGGTGAGACAATATCTCCGCAACCTGGATTCAATGTAATAGCAACTGCTAATACTAAAGGTAAAGGTTCTGAAGATGGAAGATTTACTGCGGCTTCAATCATCGACGAAGCATTCCTAGAAAGATTTACTGTTTCTATTGACCAACCATTTCCAACATTGGTTACTGAAAAGAAAATTGTAATCAAACATATGGATAAGTTTGGGACAGCTGATGAAGACTTTGCTGATAAGCTAGTCACATGGGCTGATGTTATTAGAAAAACATTTTATGATGATGGCGTAGATGAAGTAATCTCTACTAGAAGGTTATGCCATATCGTACAAACATTCTCTATCTTTACAAATAGAATGAAAGCAATTGATATGTGTATCTCTAGATTTGATGATGATACTAAAGAAGCTTTCCTGGATCTTTATACTAAAGTGGATTCAGGTGCTATCACTCAAGATCAAGAGGAGGTGTCCGATGAATCTTAATATTTTAAAATGTGAAATCGATGAAATCGGAACATCAAGATATGCATTTCATACGAATGGATATGCTGTTAACCTTGATACTAAAAAGAAAGTAAAGAATTTACCAGATGGTAGTAGTATTGCAAGAAGATTATTGCACTTGAATACTGATTATACTACTATGAAAACACCAAAAGGTTTACCAAACAGACTTTGGATTCAAATGAATGTAGAGGAAAGAAGAGAATATGTTGATTATAACATGGAAGCTGATCATAAGATACCTACATCAAAAGGTGGTAGTGATAGATTAATAAATTTGCAATGGTTAACTAGAAAAGAAAATAGTTCAAAAGGAAATAATGTTTAAAAAGAATAATAAAATTAATTATAAGTTTAATGAAGGAGCTCTAATCCAAGAACTCCAGAATTATATAGATGGTACCTACGGTGGTCACTACTCAAAAAATAGATTCCAATCAACGGAATTCATTTCAGACTGTGGACACGGTATCGGATTTTGTATTGGTAACATACTTAAGTATGCACAACGATATGGGAAAAAGGGTACAGCTGGTGATCACAGGAAAGACTTAATGAAAGTATTACATTATGCTATCATTGCTCTTAACGAACATGACAAGGGAAATTAACCATTTACATCATGTGCAAACTGTGGTATAATATAACTATTAATGAGGAAATGAAATGAATTTATCAAATGATACATTGAATGTTCTTAAGAACTTTGCTTCGATCAATCCGAACATTGTTTTTCAACCAGGACAGAAACTTAAAACTATATCGGAGTCTAAAACTATTATGGCTCAAGCTGATATAGTCGAAGATATGCCAAAGGAGTTCGGGATTTATGATCTGAACGAATTCTTATCGGTATTCAATCTTATTGAGAACCCTGGCCTAGAATTTGAAGACAAGTCCGTATTGGTATCGACAGCAGAAGGTGGTAGTCAAATATCAAACAATCAAAAAGTAAGGTATTACTTTTCTGAAACTGATATACTAACTTCACCATCAAAGGACATACAAATGCCGAGCTCAGAACTTGGAGTGAATCTATCTGAAGACATATTAAATCAGATAAGAAAAGCTGCAGCTGTCTTAGGGCATACAGAACTTTCTCTTAATGGGACGAATGGATTAGTAACAGCGTCAGTAGTTAATACTCAAGACTCTACATCTAATTCATATACAATAGAGTTGGATAAAGATAATTCTTGTAAGAATGACTTTAACTTTATTGTAAGTATTCCTAATTTGAAATTGCTACCAGGCGATTACTTTGTGAGTATATCTTCAAAGCTAATCTCTAACTGGACTAATAGTAATTATCCAATAGAATATTTCATCGCATTAGAGAAAAACTCAACTTTTAATGTATAAATATATTAGAAGTTATTCTCCATATTATTATGGGGATAAGAATGGAGGTGCTCATGGGGAGGCCTCCTAAATTAGTCTATACTTTGCAAAGGAGAAAAAAATGACTGAAGAAGTAAACGTGGATGCACCTGCCCAAGAAGGTGTACAGCTTGGTCTTAATGACATAGCTACCATGGTTCAAATTATCGACCTAGTCTCAAGACGTGGTGGATTCGAAGGACCAGAGCTAGAAGCTGTTGGTGGACTTAGGTCCAGAATCGTTGCTTTCCTTCAAGCTGCGCAAGAAGCACAAGGACAAGAAAATGTCCAAGGTGATTTGCCAGTAGAAGGCGGTGACGTTGAGGAAGTTGAAGTCGAAGGCTCAGCTGACTAATCAGAGGGGGAGCAATTCCCCCTTTATTTTGAATAGGAATATATTATGGAAACAACTGAAAGAACAAAACTCTTAGACGCTCTTTACCAAGGGATTGTAACTGTCACATTTAAAAAGATAGGAACCGGAGAAATCCGAGTAATGCCATGTACTTTAAACTCCGACATATTAGTCGAAAATGGAATTGAGATAAAACTCAGTATGAATGTAGAGTCTGAACACTATGCGTGTTATGCTCTAGATAAAAAAGCATGGAGAAGTTTCAAATTAGAAACAGTACAAGAATGGACAGTTAGCGATGAATGAGTTTTTATGGGTAGAAAAGTATCGACCAAGAACGGTCGATGATTGTGTACTCTCCGCAGACTTATACAAAACCTTTAGTGAGATTGTAAAAGGCGGTGAGATACAAAATATGTTGTTCACTGGAACAGCAGGAGTTGGTAAAACAACTATAGCCAAAGCATTGGCGAACCAATTAGATTTGGATTATATAATAATAAATGGATCCGAAGAAGGAAATATTGATACACTTCGTAATAAGATTAAACAATTTGCATCAAGTGTTTCTCTTTCGGGTGGACACAAGTTGGTCATTCTAGATGAAGCTGATTATCTAAACCCACAGTCCACCCAACCTGCATTGCGTGGGTTTATTGAAGAGTTCAGCGAAAACTGTAGGTTCATTCTAACTTGTAACTTCAAGAATAGAATCATTGAGCCATTACACAGTAGATGTTCAGTAATTGATTTTGCTTTACCAAGAGGTGAAAGAGATAGGTTAGCTTCAGTCTTTATGGCAAGGCTAATGATGATACTTGACGATGAGAAAGTACAATATGATCAAGAAGTATTAGTACAGTTTATCATTAAACACTTTCCTGACTTCAGAAGGATCATAAATGAATTACAGCGATATGCTGTAGGTGGTAAGATTGACTCAGGTATACTTGTTAATGTATCTGATGTTTCGATTGACTCACTGATTAATCATCTTAAGATTAAGAACTTCAAAGGTATGCGTAAATGGGTTGTCGACAATATCGATATAGAACCAACCGCTATCTTTAGAAAGCTATATGATAGTATGAATGAATATGTTGACCCACAGTCAATCCCACAGCTTGTACTTATCTTGGCTGATTACCAATATAAGGATAGCTTCGTTGCTGACCATGAACTTAACATGGTAGCTTGTCTTACAGAAGTCATGGCGGGAGTAAACTTCAAGTGAATCCGTTTGACTATGTAAACGCAATCAACTATAATAAGAAAGATATTATGGTTGATGATATCGCAGAGAAAGAATACAATCCCTTTATAATCAATAAGGCATTGTCCTTTTTCCCTGATACTATCTTATTTGCTAATGAAATGAATAGATTCCATCACATTGACCATAGGCTTCAATTCGATTTTTTTATAAATATAATTAGAAAGAAACAAAGATTCTCCAAGTGGTTAAAACCAAGTGAGATTGAGAATATAGAACTCATTAAAGAATGTTATGGTTATAGCAACGAAAAAGCTAAATCTGTTTTAACAATACTAAGTAATGAACAAATTGATGAGTTAAAAAGAAGGATGAACAAAGGTGGAAGAACAAAATCAAATTAACAATTGGACTTCAGCAGACATGCTTGAAGTTACTCTTAACGAACCCGATGACTTTCTTAAGATACGAGAAACATTAACACGTATCGGAGTTGCATCGCGAAAAGATCAAAAATTATATCAGTCTTGTCACATACTACATAAGCAAGGCAGATACTTTATAGTACATTTTAAAGAACTATTTCTATTAGATGGAAAACCATCCAATCTAATAGAGAACGACTTACAACGTAGAAATACAATTACTACGCTGTTAGCCGACTGGGGTTTAGTCAGTATAGTCAAACCTGAGGCGGCAAAGGACCTAGCTCCATTGCGACAAATAAAGGTAATACCTTTTAAAGAAAAAGTCCAATGGGAATTATGTCCAAAATATAATATAGGAAATACTCAAACTCAAGAGTAAACCTGTATAAATATAATAGGAATGCGGTATTGGACCGGTTCCGTTAACCTTGCTATTAATAGGAGGAAATTAAAATGGTAAGAAATACATTGAACGTACCACGTTCGTTATTCGTAGGCTTTGACAGCATCTTTGATGATTTAGAAAGAATCCATCA